TTGTTTTGGGATAACTTAAAGAAACGTTCAGGGAATACATACAAGAAGCACAGAAACAAATTGAAATTAATAAACAAAAGAGACGGTGCAAATACTCAAAACAAAATCACAGAATTAATCAAATTGAAGTTGAACCAAATGAACCCGATTAAATATTCGACGTGGTTACGTTTTCCTACTTTATGTATACAAGGAATTCGTAACCCCTTTAACAAACCAAAACAAGTACTAACAGAGTTAAGAATTCTTATAACTCATTACCCGTGTTTTCTTTAATGTTCCTTAATAATTTAGGTTATACACCGCCACACTATGCCAAAACCACATTCACTACCAACATTATTTAATGAAGTAAAAACTCTAAGCATTAAGAAGTTTAGAGAATGGGGAAACCTTGCCCCAAACAAAATAACAAATTCAACTATTGAATGGACTCGGAACGGAGTAGTTAATAGTTCAATTTCAATTCACATTGATACGCATAACTCTAAACCCTTTGTCGAGGTTAGTTATACATGGCAAGAACAAAAAATTAAATATTCCTTTAGATTGGTTAGTGTTGAGTCAAATCTTGGTAAAGGTTCAGTATGGTATTTTGAATGTCCTAGAACCTATAAACTATGCAGAAAATTATATTTAGTTGAGGGTTACTTTTACCACCGTTCTGCCTTTCGTGGATGTATGTATGAGAGTCAGACTTACTCTAAACGATTCCGAAAGTATGTACCTTATTTAAGTGCTATGTACAGCGATGAACACCCTTACAAAAAACACTTTAAAAAATTCTATAAAGGTCAACCAACAAAACGATATTTGAAATGTTTGGAAATTGAACGAATGGCGAATGTTTATAGTGAGGAATTTTTGATGATGCTTTGAATACATTTTACGAATGTTAGTGTTTGTTCATAGAATTCTAATCAAATATTTATATTAACTTAGGTCTTAAATCAAATACTGGCGAACTATGGACTTCAAAGACCAAATTAAACAACTCGGCGAAAGGGTTAATAATCTTAAAGAACAAATCCAAACCGAAGAGGCAACGAAAAACGCATTTATTATGCCTTTCCTTAATGCACTTGGTTACGACGTGTTTAATCCTTTAGAAGTTGTTCCTGAATATGTAACTGATATAGGCACAAAGAAAGGTGAGAAAATAGACTACGCAATTTTTAGAGACGGTCACCCATCAATTTTGGTTGAGTGTAAACACTGGAATCAAAATCTTAATTTACACGACGGTCAATTGTTAAGATACTTTCATGTCTCTAAAGCAAAATTTGGTTTATTAACTAATGGAATCGAATATAGATTCTATTCTGATTTAGTAGCGCCAAATATCATGGACGAAAAACCGTTTCTTTCTTTCAATATTTCAGACATGAAAGAAACAACAATAGATGAGTTAAAGAAATTTCACAAATCATATTTCAATGTAGAAAATATTATCACAACCGCCAGTGAAATGAAATTTATGAATGAGTTAAAAAGTCTTATTCATATTGAAATGACTGAACCAACTGCAGAGTTTGTTGAATATTTTGCACGTAAGGTTTATTCAAATGGACGCATTACGGGAAAGGTTGTAGAACAATTCACCCCTCTTGTTAAGAAGTCAGCACAACAATATATTTCAGACTTAATCACTGAAAGATTAAAGTCTGCATTAGTGAAAGAATCACAATCAGAGAAAGACACAAAACAAGTTGAAACAAATTCGGCAGAGGTTGAAGGCAAAAAAATTGAAACGACCCAAGACGAAATCGAAGGATTCATGATTGTTAAAACAATTATTCGTCAAAAGGTAGATGCAAAGAGAATATTCTATCGTGACGGTCACGCATATTGTTCTGTAATTCTAGACGACAACAGATTAAAACCAATTTGCCGTTTATACTTTAACGGGACTAAGAAATTCATTTCGATAATTGACGACCAAAAGAAAGAAGTTAAAAGTGAAATTCAATCAATAGACGACATTTTTAAATTTTCAAGTGAACTATTGCAAACGGCAGAGAGTTACGATAAATCGAAAGAGACCGTTTAATTAATTCCAAAGAACACGCCACGCACAAACAAACCAATATTTAAAGAGCCTAATTAGTTTAGGCTTTTTTTGTTTTCTGTTGATTGTATCGATTGTTTCTTTCAAGTTGAGTTTTTGCTGACATGGGGAATAGGTGGGGATTGAGCCACCTCAACCCCCTACCAATACTAAAAACATTGTGCCCAAGAGGGGACTCGAACCCTATTTATTAATCCAATATTTCAACCCATCGAAAACACTCACAAACCCTTGTAATACTTTACTAAGTACTGTGTTTATTGAAGTCTATCAAAGTTCACCGTAAGTAAGATAAAGTACATGAGAATAAAGATGAGGTGGGGATTGGGTGGGGATTGACTTTCAAATTTATTCCTATATTTGGGGTACAAATAATTAAAATCATGGCGACCGTTAACTACTTTATCAAAGGGAATCTAAACCCTATATCAATAATGTTACGTCTTAGAGACGGCAAAAAAACTGACCTTACAATTGCAACTGGTAAAACAATAAATCCTAACTATTGGTCAAACGAAGACGGCGGTAGAATTAAACAACGTGCACGTTTTGACAACAAAGTGAATATTGAAAAAGATTTACGCAGACTAAGAACACAAATTTTACTAAGACAAGACCCCCGTTACTGTAAGATTATCAAGAAAATTTCTTTTTCGATAGAGGAACATATTAATCATGAGTTCTATGAAAGGCCGACCGAAACTATGGCCATTGTGGAAGTCATTATCAGTCGGCTCAAATTTGAATTAAAAGTAATGAATGAAAACCCCGATTCTTTTTCAGTCGTTAATGTTCAGGATTTAGAAGACTACAAATTCTCATTAAAACAAATACTTTGGGCATTAAGTTCATTTATTCCAAACGCAGAATTAGATTATTTATTTGATAAGAATGCTTTGCAACACAAAGTAAAAATGGAAGACGAATTTTTGAGCTCAAAGAAAGGTCCAAACAGATTTCAAAGACTGGAGGCGGTAAACGAATTTTGCCCTTCTTTAATCAAACAACTACAAAAATTAGATATATCAACAAAAGGTAAAATACTTCATTTAATAACAGGTGTGAACGGTGAAGACTGTTATCAATATTTGTTCACTGCAAAATATGGTTCGCAGAAGTCGAAAATTGATAAAAGTGAAATTGATTCGTTTAAACATATCCTTAACAGTTCTCAATAAATTATGGGCTTCTAATTGATGCCCCTTTAAAAACCCCTTTTTGTCATTTGACCCATGTTTAACTAAAACTTAAAAACATGGGTACTGTACAATTAATCAACGTTAGTCAAGATGACTTTACGAAACAAATCATTGAGGGCGTAAAACCTCACATTGAAAATCTATTCAAACAACATTCGGAACAACAGAAAACTGGAAAGGAATTTCTAACACGGAAAGAAACGGCAGAGTTTTTCGGAATCAGTCTTGTTTGTGTTCACGACTGGGTAAAATCCGGAATTATCACTCCGTATAAAATGGGTAATCGCACCTATTTTAATCACAGTCAACTAGTGCAACAATTGTTTAATTCTAACAAAGTTGCATAATGGAGAAACAACAAATAATCGTTCACCAATACCAAGCGGTAAAGGTCAACAAGTGCGACATTCAGTTTCATGTAATTGAATCACTGCCTACCAACTCGCCGTTAACAGAACGGGTAAAGGTTGAAGCATTTCAAGGATATAGTAACGCACACAACTTAGGCGAGTATTTCAGATTGCGAGGTACTACAAATTGGAAAGACGGTAAACAATTAACAGGACTTTTTAGAACTGAAATTCCATACGTTTTTTACGGTGACCAAAAGAGCATAAAGGGTAAATCTTTAATCTTATTCAAGTTTGAAAATAATCGGGAACGGTTAACGGTTTATACATATCCTTTGGGATATTATCCGAATCAAATTGTATTGCACGAATTGATTATTTCACTTAGGTAATGGAGTTACTGCAAAAAAGAGAGGGGGCAATTAGATTGCACCCCTCTTTAACAAATAATCGTGTCACTGGCGAAAGTTCCACAAATACAAATCGAAGGTACAAAAATTATGTTCCATTGGATTACATCGGAGCGCAAATAATTGACTTTGATAAACAAAAAATATTGATGCACTTCGATTTAAATTTTACGATGAACTATGTAACAAAAGATAATATCGAATTTGACCCTTTGAATAGTAAAGGCGAACGTATCGCAAAGAAAGAAACCGCAATGTTTAAGAATCTAACTTTTACTTATTTTGTTGATTCAAGACGTTTAATGTTGTTGTGCAGTTTACACACTTTTTACAACGATGGTTTGACCACTCACAATGATTTTGATTCAACCGCATTTGCAGACGTTTTAAAACAACTTGAAACGATATTCGGAATCTTGCCTCACCACTTAAAAATTTATTGTTTAGAGTGGGGTGTAAATATTAAACCGCCGATTGAGACCGAAACAATTTTAAACCATTGTATCGAACACAAAAGAAAAAAAATCGTTCCACAAATTAAACACGATACTGCAAATTTTTGTACGGCAGAACATGACGAATATGTTTTGAAGTTATACGATAAAGGATTGCAGAATGGAATCAAAAACATTCTAAGAATCGAACACCGTCAAACCGATTTCAATAAGTATTCTAAAAAACATGGTATCGGCAGAACCTTGCAAGACTTAATCAATTCAGATTTTAAAGGCATGAAAGAAACACTTTTGAACGACTGGCAGAACGTAGTTTTTTTTGACTCAGAAATTGATCGAAATTCAAAAGAGTTTAAATACGGCAGTCACTTGTTTTGGGATAACTTAAAGAAACGTTCAGGGAATACATACAAGAAGCACAGAAACAAATTGAAATTAATAAACAAAAGAGACGGTGCAAATACTCAAAACAAAATCACAGAATTAATCA